ATCAACATAAAATTTTGAAAAAATATCATAACCATTATTCGAAAAATCTAGAAGTTTTAAAACACCATCAAATTCTTCTCTGATTTTTTCTTTTACTGCATCTGATGATTTAACATCATCCAAAATTACTTCAACAACTCTTTCAAGAGGATCAATGGTTATTGCCTCATTGACAATTTCATCAATTGCTTGTTGCATCTCTGGATTTAATGCAATTTGCCTATATCGTGTGACAAGTTCTGCTTCTGTTTTTGCGGAACCCTCTATATCTAAAAGCATACCGTAAGAACCACCTAAAGCGGTTCCTACGTTTAATGCCCCATCATCATTTGTAGGTGCTGTGAAAGAAACGATATTATCGTTATTTTCGTCTTCGACACCTTCATTTTCTCTTTTTATTTCAAAACCAAAAAGTCTCAATTCTATCCATCCTTTATATGTTATTGGTTATTTAGTTGACAGAAGAACCTGTAACTCCACCATCAACAACCCACAAGTCATACTGGAAGGTTATATTAAATTCTTCAATAGAGTCTTGTGTTTCCCAATTCAAATCAATTGGGTCAATAGTTAGTGGATATATACCTTGGAAAGTATATTGTCTAAGAACTGTTCCATCTTTACCATATTGAATAACCTGTGCGTCAGATTTATAATCTTGCGGCAATGCTCTTTGGTTACTAACGTGTGAATTGATAGAATTTGACCATGCTTCCATTGCATTTCTGATAGCAAAATCTTCATCATTGATCACTGTCACTGTCCAATCTTCGAATGTTCTATCACCAGCATACTTAACTTGTCTGCCAAAATATGGGACAGTGAATGAACCCAAAGAAGAACCAGGGATTTGTGAAGATTTTACCATGAATGGAATTTTTACATCAGCAACCCCTGAAACAGGGTTAGTGATTCTCACTTCGAATAGGGTGGGTCTTGCCCCACCCCCCACAAGTTGTGATTTAAATTCGTTTATGCTGAAACTCATTGCTTTATTTCCTTTTCTATTTCTATTTGAACAACTTCATTGTTATTTAGCATTTTTTTAACTTTATAATAAGAGATGACCTTTTTTTCTGAAAGTTCTTTTATTGAACCATACACGACATTTTCATATAATAAACTTATAGACCTTGGGTTGTTTTCGCCCTTCATTTTTTCAGAATGGTTAGGTCTTTTCTTGCCTTTTAACCAATAACATGAACGTCCTTTTAAACTTTTACTAAGGTTTTCTTTATGTGTATTTGAGAAAATTTTTCCTTTATGTGAGTTAGATGCCTTTTCTCTTGATTGTTTATTCCATCCGTGGAGAGAGTATTTCGTTTCTATTGCTCTATTTGTAGTTTTGTTCAACCAAATTTCACTCTCTAATACATTCATCTTTTTTAAAACTTTAGTTTCCCAAGCAATGGAGTCTTCTCTATTATCAAATATTTTTCTGACTTGTATTATATCTGGGTCTCCGTTTTCCTGTGCAAATTTTTTCACATATTTACTAGATGTAAAATAACTAACCCATATTTCTATGGGATCAGATATTTTTGAATATCTGACCCCATAGTAGTATTTATTGTGCTGAGACCAACCTATTAAGTAAGTATACGGTTTCAACTCCATCTCCCATTAAAATTGCTGACCGACAATTTCTTCAAATTCAACACCTGTTCTAGTTGCAATAAATGTCAATTCAATGTAATTGATTGTTTTTGCAGGTTTGATAAAGATGTTTGCTCTAAAGATATTTTGATCAATAACGTCAGGAGTGTTAACTGTGGCGTCAGATATTACTCTGAAATCAATAATGCCTCTTTTTCCCTGAATATCACGCAAGAAAGGTTCAACTAAGTTTTTGAACTGTGTTTGTGTGAATTCATCATTAAAATCAAACAAGAATGAAGCAGAAACAGTTGCAATTGCTTTTTCAACAGTGATAAACAATCTACGAACATTTATTCGGTTGAAAGCACTTGCTCTACCCAAACCAGTTTTGTCACCAAATAGCAAAGTACCTTGTCCTGTTTGTGTAATAACAGGGTTTATATCTTTGCCATATAGTTGATCGCGCTGTGCTTTGTTTGGATTGAATGCCAATCTAACAACATTTTTAATGATACCGCGCTTATAACCAGCAGGTGACTCCCATGGCAATGCTCTAGCAGCAAGACCCGCCATATCACCGTTCAATGGAACCCAGCAATACTTGTCGTTATATTTGTCGTAGCGGTATTTGTATCCACTATCCATGAACCAGTATGATGAACTTTGTATATCATTTCTAAAACTAATCACATTATTCAATTTAACATAGTTGTTTCCGGTATCTGATATCATTGAACCATCAACAACATCAATGCTTCTTGGTGAAATATAAACAACACAATCTTTTCTATATTCAGCAATATTACCAACTATATAGTTTACCAAATTTGCGTTATTTGATTTTCCGACCATCAAGAATGAAATGTCAATTTCATCTGGTTCTTTATACAGATCATAACCTTTTGCAAGTGTTGCCAAAGTAACACTTGATTCGGAGTCACCATCATCTCCACCAGCAAATACCAAATATATATTTTTATTACTGTCAACAACTAAATCAACATCTTCTGAACCCTTTTTGATCCACTGTGACTGGTTTGCTATAACAGTTTCGTAATGTTTTGATGCACCATCGTCTAGTTTTGCTTCAACATTTGTTGATAGGTTCTCATAGACTTCAAGAACAGTTCCTGCGGTTCCAGTGATGCCACCATCATTGTCAAAAACAATTACATGGAATGAATCTGTTTCTGGTGCAGCATCTAGAACATTACTACCCTTTGCAAATCTTGTGAAAGAAAGATTTGCAATAACATCTTCTGGTACTCTGAAACGATCTGAGAATGACAATGTGTAATCTGTCAACCCAGTATTTGCGTCAGTAGTGCCTTCCACTACAGATGTGACGACCAAATCTTGGAAACCAACGCTTGTGTTGCCAATTCTTAGAATGTCACCTGCTTGAACTTCATCGCCACCTTGATTGACGATATCAACATCTGTGCTAACACTAAATGATGTCGCGCCAAATGCGATTGTTCCATCCAAACCATTATCTTCTGGAATTAATGTATTGCTAAATGCATCAGAACCTGTTATAATAGAAACAGATATTGAACTTCCTAGCGAACCATTATATTTTGCTTCGAATTGTTGTTTTGTGATATCAGCATCTTTTGCAGTAACAGCGTCATTGCTAACTCTTGTGACGTATAGTGCATTTGAATATGATAAGAAATCAGCGGCAGTGAAGAATGTCTCTTGGTTTGACCAAGTAGAACTTGTGTTTCCGCTAACTTTAGTATAGTATTTTGGTTTACCAAAAATATTTGCTAGTTCCTTTTCAGAAGTTACAAGCACCCTTTCTTCCTCTGGACCCCAACCAAAAACGCCACAGAATGCGCCAGGGTTGTCTGATACAGCAGGAATTACAGCACTCGCATCTACTTCACGAACAGATACTGATGGACTTACAGAAAAAACCATATTTTTCTCCTTTATATGTATTAAGTAAGAATGTTTCGTTTAGATTCATACTTGTATTTATATATTTTACATTTTCAAGAAAACAGATTACCAACTAGCAGTTTTAAAAGTAATCCCATCATCAAAATCAAAATCACTCAAT